GTTCTTGTATTCTTTATATGTAGCCTCTATAATACTTTCTAAATTAGACTCCATTCGTGTTATGGATTCGAAATTAGATTTAGATTTTTTACTTTTCTTATATCCTAATACTTCAATATTGTCAATATTTAAATCATCTTCATCAGTACTCTTTGCAAATGCATTTGGGGTTTTTATTGGGCCTGCTCCCCCATCCATGTTACCAGTTACATTAGCTTCATCAGTAGTATCTTCATCTTCGTCTTGACCAAGTAATACATCTTTCTTTTCCTCTAACTCAACAAATTTCTTATCAAGTTGTTCTAATAAAAATCTTGACATTATTTTCTCCTTAGTTCTTGAAGTAATTGATGATACCTTAATAAAGCAAGTACTTGATTTTCATTAACTACTTTATTTTTAGTTAGCTCACTAATTAAGTTTATAGTTTCATTTAGTTTTATCTGAGTTACTTTGTCAGTAATTTTGAGTTTTTTCAACTCTCTTCTTAACTTAGCTACCTCAGCAACAACAAATTTTCTTAAATTACCTGAGTTATCTATGTTGTTAATATAAGACTTAAGGATTCCCTTTTGGTCTTCAGATAGATTTGAATATTTTGAATTAAAAGAATCAACTAAAAATTTGTAAGCCAATAATCTAATTTCTTTTGGTTCTTTGTTGTATTTTTCGTTTACGTTGTCTTCTTTGATTACTACCTTGTTAGTAGTGATTGCCTCAAAGATAGTACTCTTACAATCTACATAGTCTTTTGGAGACTCAGACTCAGTACTTTCAAATAATTTGTAAGTAGATGCCATTTCTTTGTAATTGTTTACTCTATACTTAAAGAAGTCACCTATATCATATGATTCTTTAATAGATTTAATTACATTGTATTTTTGTCTTCTTAAAATACTCTCATTAAGTTTAGTTCTTTCTTTAAGAACTATGTTTAAAAACTCTTGCGCTTTATATTGAGAGTCAAAGTTTTCTTTAGTTAGTGCTTGATACAAAGCTAATTCTTTTGCTATCTCACTACCCTTTTTGAAATGCTTTTTAATAATCTCAGTTGCGTAGCATTTTTTATCCGACAGCGTATCGGATGCAATTTGTCTAACTAATAGTTCAAACAATATGCCTGTGTTTTTAAATTTGCTATGTTTCAATTTTGCCATTTCTCTACCTTGTTATTAACAACTACCATATAAATATCTAAAAATAAACTAAACCGTGTCATCTCTTAATTGAGATTCATCTAATAAACCACCTTTATCGGTGTTTTTAGTGTCTTCTTTTAAAGATTCAAGTATTACACTTCTTGATTTTCCTTTAACTTTCTTTAAAGATGTTGTTAAAGCTTCTTTTTGTTCATATGCCAGTGGTGAGTTCTTGTACTTGTGATAAGTAGTAGCTCGTTTTCTATCTGTATCTTGACCAAGTGGGTCTCTACCAAATGGATTATCATCTGTTTTGTAGTTACCTGATTCTGGAGGTCTTCCAGCACCATCATGACCACCTTGAGGTGAACCACCCTCTTGTGCAGGTTGGTCACTATCATCACCACTTTGTTGAGATAATGATGCTAAATCATGTGCAGTACCAAATGATTCACCAGTTTTAACTGGGTCATTACCTTCATCTTCTATTTGACTATGTCTGAATCCTAATTTAATATCACTAATGACTTTTCCTTGTTCAAGCTTCCACTCGTCATCACTCATATTAAATATATTCTTATACATCCACTCTTGAGATAACATATTTAAGTCTTTCATATCTGAAACTAATGATACTTTTTCAGACCAAAGATTTGCTTTCTCTTGTTCGTATATGATAGATGGGTTAGTAAGTTCTAATTCAAAGTTTACTAAATCTGCGTTTTCATATCCTTGTGAATACAAGTGTACAACAGCTATTTTAGTTAATTCAGAAAGAACAATTTTTTGAATTCGTTCAACTGTTCTAGCGAAACGAATATCTTGTTGTGCAAGTGTAGCCTTACCTTCAACACCTTCTTCATACCCAATAAAAGCTTTCGGAACTTTCAGAGCAGCCATCATTCTATTTTTTAAATACTCAATATCATCAATACCACCGAATTCCATTCCTTGTAATGAATCAATTTCAGTACCACTTTGACCACCTCTTACAGGTAGATAGTAATCTTCTAACATATTCATTAAGTTAAACTTTAGATTGTAATCGCCAGTATTTTGGTCTAAGTAAGGAACTTTTTTCATTTGGTCAATAATACTTCTCATGTGATTATCAACTTCACCAGGAGGAATATTACCAACATCAATTTTAAAGACTCTCTTTTCAGGCGCTCTCATAATTCTATGAATCATCATAGCATCTTCCATAAGAGTTAATTGCTTCCAAGTCTTTCTAGCACCTTCTAATAGTGAACGACCATAAGGAAGGAAGTTTGTATCTGACATTAATCTAAAGTGTGCCATTTCATAAAACTCAAAGTACTCAGCATTTTTGTTTACACTTGCACCATGTGCAGCCCCCATTGACCCCATTTTGAATCTTACTTCATATGGGTTCTCTGGATTAAAACCTTCTTCACGTTCTACTTCATATGCAGACATTGGTGATGCGTTAACAATACCTACTTGTTCTTCTATATCAAGATGTAAGTAATAATCACCATACTTGTTCATACCCCTAATCCATGACCATAGATTAAACTCAATGTTTAGTACGTCATAGAATAAGTTATGTAATATCTTTTTAATATTCTCGTCATTTGACTTAATACGGATTACATCACCCATATCATTTTTTAGAGTAGTCTCGTCTGAATATATATCTAATACAGATGCGATGATAGAATCCTTATCCATCGCTTCGTAATCTGTATATAATTCTAATTTATTAGAATGATAGTTGAATTGATTGTTATAGGTTTCCCAATGTCTTCGAGTGGTATGTAGTCTACCAAATCTGTCGTAGTAAGATGAGCCTCTTAAGTTACCTTGAGACTGGAGTCGTTGCGTATCAATAGCTTGGGTATTACCCTTACCTACCCTACGAACTACCACTTGCGTGTTAAATAGTTTCTTTAACCTACCAAATAATGATTTATCTGCCATAATTTTATTTTCTAATAATGTGATATAACTCTACAATGTATAAATATACAAAAAAAATAGTTTATATCCAAATTTATAGTAACCAAGTTAAATCGTTATCGTTTCCACGTTGGTCTTTTTGTTTCCATGGGTCACTTCTAAGGTTATGAGACGCATAAGCACCAGGTGAGTTTTTTCTCATATGGGTTAATGTAGTTCTTGTTAAATCCATACCCTGTTGTCTTAATTTTAATGCCGTATCTCTTACCCAAAGTCCTGTTGAGAATGATATCACCAAATCATCATTGTAACCACGTTGGGCTTCAGCTCTACTACCATTCCATATAAAAACAAAGAGTTCATCTATTAAACGTTTTGAACGTACAATAGGTGTTCTCTCTCTCATATAAGTATCTAATTTTGAGATAACCAATGGTCGTGTTCTACTTGTCATTGAGAATCCAGGTACCATATCATCTTTACGTTTTAAATCAAATCCTTTTCGTAAATGAATATCTTCATCAATATAACCAATATCTCTATATGAATAATATAAGTTTTGATAGTTTCGGTCTATAACTTCTTGAATAACTGCCCAACCTATATTAGCGTTTTCTATAACTAATAAGGCGTTGTTCCATTCGGTAGCAACTGAAGTTAAGAATGCCCCATATTGTTTAGTTTCTATTTTACCTTTATATTCGGCAACTTGCTCAACAGTCTCTACATCAAATACATGAAATGCTGAGTAATCCGTAGAATCACCACGAGCAACATCAGCCACTACTACATAACTTTTTGAATAATTAGGGAAGTCCCATAACCAATAATTTCCATCAAATCCTCGTTTTTCAATTGGGTCTTTAACGTGTGTTTCTTCATACCATTGTAGAGTAGAACCCTCAACAACTGTATAACCAGATGAAATGAAGTCACAATCACATTCTTGTGCTGCTCCCTTTTCTCCAAGAAGTTTAGTTTGTTCTTCTCTCCATTGTTGATTTCTATCAGGATGTACTGACCAATGTAGTTCTATTGGATTCCATTGTTCACCAGCTTGTCCTTGTAACCATACTTTATGAAACCAATTACCAACACCATTAGGGGTAGATAGTACAATTGCACCACCACCAGTAGATAATGTAGATTGTGCTGATGTCCAAATTTCTTCTACATTGTCGATAAAGGCAGCCTCATCAATTACTAATAATGATAATGCTTCAGAACGACCAGCATCACCTGCTGCTGATGTAGCTTTTATTTGAGACCCATTTTTAAGTCTAAGAGAAAGTTTATTATCTTCTTCAGTCTGGCCTTTTAGCCACGATGGTAGATTTTGATGCATAAACCTAACTTTGGTAACTAAGTTTTTAGCTACCTCTTGTTTGGTTGCAATTACCAATACGTTCTTGTCTTCGTGAAATAACATTAACCAGAGTGAATATCCGGCTGATAGTGTTGATATACCTAACTGTCGTGATTTAAGTATTACATTGAATCTTTTTTCAGATACAGCCCCCATTAAGTCTTCTTGGAAATCATAAAGATTAAAAAGAATCTTACCACGAGATGGGTGTTGTATATAACAATACTTTCTAAAAAAGTATACGGGGTCTTTAGCACATTTAACGTACTCTTCTCTTACTATTTCTTTAATAGACTTTGACATAGGTTATTTTTTACCGAATTGAAGTCGCCAATAAAGTCTACCTGTAATGATTGGTTCTAAATTCTGATTTACACCAATTCCTAACCCATATACATTATCTTTTTTAGACTTGTAAAGTAAGTCTCCAGATAAAAAGTTTATTTGTGATTTATTTCCACCTATACTAACACCACCAAAGAATTTACTTTGATTTAAATAAATATCATTGGTTATTGTAGTAGTTGGTATTAATATTTGACTATCAAATCGTCTACTAAAGATTTTGTTCTGAGTAATTGTGTCCATAATAACAACATACCCTAAGCTATCTAGCTTAAGGGTATCTTGATAAACATACTTAGAATAATAATCTTTTAATATTGCTAAAGTATCTATTTTGTATTTTTTAAAAACAGTATCAGTAATAGTGTTCGTTCGAATAACAGTCTTAACCTTTGGTACAAAAACCCGCTTTTCAACTTCTAAAGTATCGTATCTTACTTCTACTTTAGTTATTACTTTTTCAATTGGGTCAGATGAGCCAAGCCCACCACAGGTTTTTAATAAGACTAAAATTACTAAAACAAGGATTACTAATGTTTGTATATTGCCTACAAACTTTTTCATAGTAATTCCTTATTAGTTTTTAGATTTACCGTTACCTCTACCAGAACC